TGAGTCCCAGACTTCCTTTTGCGTGGCGTTATGGTTGCCATGATATTTACCTTTTAAGAGCCTCGGTGTCCAGAAAATGCCTCCAAACTAATTCGTAGTTTATAGGTAGTTGATTGTAAAAGGAAATATTTAGAATCACTCCAATCCATCATCGGCGCTACAGAAACTCTTCTATCCATTGGTTTACGCATACTTACTGGCCTAAGCCCTATTTCACTGGCACACAGAGCAAACTTATTATTGCTTGTTTGTGCCGTTATTTAACTATTTAAACAAACTTGGTGTCTCCAAAGTGTCTCCACGATACTTGGAGTCACTGAATTCATCTACTTGGAGAACCAAATGATTATAACAGAAGGTAAAACCGCTATTGAAGTGGGTAAGGAAATTGCAGCAGCGATGGCAGCTCAAGGCACTCGATGCGCGAGTGTAACAGGAGCTTGTATGTATGGGCATGAAGGGATGCATTGTGCAGTTGGTTTCCTGCTACCAGAGGACAACCCCACCTTAATGAGCTTCTCAGGTACGGTTAAAGATATGATAGGGGAATACAGAGAAAGCCCAAAAGCCATGTACCTTGGCCCTAATGAAGAATTCATAATTGAAAATAGAAAACTACTAATGGACATTCAGGGGATACACGACGAGTGGGGTGCAGTTGAGACACCTTGTGGTGTAAGGCATACCTTGATTGAAAGACTACCAGTAGAACTACAAAAAGACTTTAGCCAATTCGTAGCAACGGAGAAATCAGCATGAACGGACTACTAGGAAAAGTGGGGCTGCTTGATGCGGCCATATTCCCGCAACCAAACTGTAATGTACAAATGATCCACGAAATGTGTGGCATCTTACCCTACATGTGCGCTGAAGGAACAGCCGATACCCTCAAAGAACGATTAGAAAATGGCTATGGCTTTCCTGTAACGTGGACACAAGATGCCGACATTGGAGAGTCTGGAGAATATGAATATCCAGGTGATCCAATACTTTACCCAATTATGAAATTATCATTAGGTAATGAAACCGTATACATTTACCATTACGGTAGGGTGGCTCTCGTTACAATTGAAGAAGATGGGAGCCGTGTTACACAACAAACGAGAATGGATTGATGGCAGTTTTTATAACAATATTGGTGTTTTCTTTTGTAGGTGGGCTAATTTGGGAAATGGTATCACCAACACCTAAAGAAGATGCCGAAGCGTATAGAAGTTTATCCACAATAAAGAAAGTAAAGTCATTTGCTACAACATATATAAAAAGCGCCATTAACTGCTTGGGCTTCCTGCTTGTGTTAGGGGTAGCAGCATTTTGGTTGTATGGAAAAATAACCTAACGGAGAATGGATGGATGAAGGCAGCGAACTAGCCTTTTCGATAGTTAAAAAATGGTTTGCTGAACTCGATGCTTTTCTTATTGCAACTGAAGATAAGATAATCTATTGGGGAAATCCCACAGGGCTAGTGGTCGAAAAAGACTGGGAAATTATCTCAGTAAACCAAACCTCAAAATTAATAAAATCAACACACACTCCCTTTCACTTAATGAAGTTCATAGAGCCTGATTTAATTCGGGCATCTGCACAAGAACTTGATCGAGTGTATATCAAGACAGTCAAAGTGAAAGCTGGCGAAACAGAGTCCGGCTCTTTCAACCTAAATCAGAAACATGCAACGACCATAGAGCAGAGAATAGTCAAAGAGCTATTGCTGTATATCCGTAGGTCTAAACAAAACATGCTTTTATTTGACGCAGATTGGATTATCCAAGGCTGTCTTGTGGCTGTAGGTAAAGCACAGTTTACCGCTATTAAACGAAACAAATACTTGAACGAACTAATAGGGTACACCGACTTAATTTACGCAAAGGGAATACAAAGAACTGCGGTTAATGGGCAATTAGCAACCGTCATAAGACACGCCCGATTAACTGGAGCTAAACAGTACAACGAAATACAACTGCAAGAAGTCATCAACGAGATATTAAAGTTGGCCCGCGCAACAACTCAAACTGGAGAAACAGAACAATGGCATTATCAAGCGAAACTAAAACCGTATATACCACCTCGGATATGGAAGAGTTCACCGACCTAGCACTGGCTGAAGCACACGAAGCTATGCTGGAAAACAAAGAAGTAATTGGCATTCGTGTCCAGAGCTTTCTTAACAAAGAAGGCTTAACTGGCCGGAGCCGTAAACAGAAAGAAAATGTAGCACAAGCTGTTATTGAATTCTTGCTGACCTTTGATGACGTACTTATCGAAGCAACTGTAGAAGAGCCAACTGAAGTTGAAGTTGAAGAAGCTACTGAAGTTGCAGTTGATGATACTGATGAAGTATTTGAAGACCCTGCACCTAAAGAAAAAGTACCTGCTAAGAAAGCAGAAATTGAAATTGATGACGATGACGAAGATTTGTTCCTATAAGGAGTGAACTATGAAAACTGCAAGATGTGTGGAGAAATTACCACACTCCTGCGGTTCTTCTAATGGATTGCAAGTATGGTACGACCCTGATACTGATAAATATTCAGGGTGGTGCTTTCCTTGTCAAACTAAAGTAGCAGACCCGTATGGAGATAACCCGCCTGATCCTAAAAAGATCAAGAAGAAAACACCAGAAGAGGTAAAAGAAGAACTAAACACTTTACGAAATTGCCCCTTCCCAGATTTTGAACACCGGTCAATCCGACCATCATCCTACAAAGAATTCAATGTTCGTGTAGCTCTGTCTGAGTTTGATGGAAAAACACCGAACGCAATGTGCTACCCATTCACCAAAAACAATGCCAAGAAATTATCTAGTTATAAGTTGAAGCTTATTACTAAGACAAAAGATTTCAAGATGTGGGCTGTTGGTGATATGTGGGGAGTTGACCCTTTCAATTGGCTTAACGCAAAAAAGATTGGTGGTAAAACTCTATACATTACCGAAGGTGAAGAAGATGCCATTGCACTTTGGCAAATCCTCACTGATAAGAACAAAGGTACTAAGTATGAAAGTACTGAGTACGCTGTAATCTCACTGCCTTCTGGTGCTGATAGTGTGCATGACTCACTAGGCCCATTAGCTGATGAAATTTCTAAGCGGTGGCAAGAGATTGTGCTTGTGTACGATCAGGATAAAGCTGGCGCGAAGGCAATAGTAGAGACTCGTAAAATACTACCACAATCAATGACTGTGAAGCTGCCTGAAAAGGACGTAAACAAATGCTTGGAAGAAGGGCGAGTAAAAGCTGTACACAGTGCCGTTGTATTTAATGCAACTAAGCCAACACCAATGGGTACTTTGTCCTTTGATGATGTTATTGAAGATGCAATGAAGCCTGTTGAGTATGGTGTGTCTTACCCTTGGGAAGAGCTTACCGACCTAACTTATGGTCAACGTAAACAAGAGTTGATTTCTATTGGTGGTGGTACAGGCACAGGTAAAACTTTAACTGGCTATGAGTTGATGGCGCACAATGCGTTAGAACATGGTTGGTGTGGTCTTGGTATATTTATGGAAGCCAGTCCAAGAGAAGTATTGTTGAACATCTGCGGAAAAGTTGATTCTATTCCCTACCATGTTCCTGGAACTTCTTACGACACTGACCAACTCCGAGCTACAGCCGAGAAGTTGAATAAGTACATCACGCTTTGGAACCCAGAAGAGTCAGGTTCGCCTGAAGAAAACTGGGAAGGCATGAAGTCGATGATTCGCTCATGTGGCAACAGTATTGATTACGTTTTGTTGGATAACATGACGACCTTATCAGAGGGTATGTCTTCCTCAGAGCGTAATGACTTTATAGGTAAGGTTTCGAGAGAAGCTGTTGACCTAGCAATGAAGTTTGATATTGAAATTATATTCTACAGTCACTTGAACGCACCCGAAAGAAACCAGAAGTCACACGAAAATGGCGGCAAGGTACTTGAGTCTCAGTTTACTGGATCAAGGGCACTGCAACGCTACTCGCACATGATGATGGGATTTTGTAGAAACAAACTAGCAGTTGATCCAAGCTGTAGTTATATCTCAGTACTTAAGAACAGGAAGTTTGGTAAAACAGGAATAGTGAAAACTTACTATAACGAAACTACCGGAAAACTTATTCAAAGTAATTGGGATGGCGACCAGTTCAAAGATCGTAAAGTAGCTTAAGGAGAAATCTATGGAAATTGATGTAATAAGAGTCAGAAATAAAAACGATAAAGACCCGACCAAGTTCTATGACCTCAATTCCATAGATGACTTGCTTCACCTCTGTAAAGAGGCTGGGGTTCCTGTCAGCAAAACACTATTAATAATTGATTTGTTGGAAGAAGGCAAGAGGGTAGATGGTACTCACTTAAATGAGCCAAACCTTTACTTTCAGGGGGCTACTAAAACGATTTACGACAGAGAGGTAATACTAGGTGGGCATATACCATAGCAGGGAAATATTCGCAGCTGATATAGAAACAACAGGTTTAATTGATGACCTGCTTACACAAACAAATCCAAAACTTCACAACTTAGGGTTGATTGATTCAGAAGGTAAAGAAGAATTATTTGAAGGTAGTCAGGAAGACGAAATTCAAGACTTCTTAGATTCAAGCCCCGTACTACTTATGCACAGCGGCATCACCTACGATGCAGTGGCCTTAGACATTCTAGGTTACGACACCAGCAACATTACTATTATAGACACCCTGATGATTTCCCACTACCTAGAGCCTCGACGTAAGCGTTATGGCTTAGCTGATTATGGTGAAGAGTTTGGAATCCCCAAGCCAGTTATTGAAGACTGGAATAATCAAACTCAGGAAGAGTACAACTTTAGGGTAATGCAGGATTGCAGAATCCAGCGCAAGTTGTGGCAGAAGCAGTACAACCAGCTCAAAGCCATCTACCGGACTGATGAGAAAGTTGAAAGGTTCGTTAAGTACCTGATGTTCAAATCCAAGCAACAAAAGGTTCAACAGGACTGCAAGTGGAAGCTGGACGTTGACGGTGCCACTGAGCTTAAGGACACGCTTCAGGTTGAATTTGAACTGAAGACCGATGCACTTAGATTGGTTATGCCTAGAGTGCCTGTATACGGCTCTATGAGCTTTCCTAAGAAGCCTTATAAAAAAGATGGCAGTTTATCGGCACAAGGTACGAAGTGGATTGCAATGAGGAACAAGTGTGGCTTTGGAAAAGGGCATACCGAAGAACTCATATTCATCAAAGGTGATAAAGAACCAAACCCCAACAGCCATGTGCAAATTAAGGACTGGCTTTACTCGCTAGGTTGGAAGCCAGAAACATTCAAATATAAAAGAGATAAAGAAACTGGTGACAGCAAAGCAATACCCCAAGTCAACATAGACGAAGGTGAGTTGTGTCCATCAATTATGCGACTAATACCTAAAACGCCAGGACTAGAAAGTCTGCGTGGTCTAGGTATTGTAAAGCACCGCTTAGGTCTTGTTAAAGGCTTACTGCGCGATGAAGTTGATGGATACCTAATAGCACGTTACTCAGGGCTAACGAATACACTACGACTCAAACACGTGGAGCTGGTAAACCTTCCTTCGACTCGCGTTTTGTGGGGTAAAGAGATTCGTGCGCTATTACTGGCTGATGATGGTTATACATTACTTGGTGCAGATTTATCTTCACTAGAGGACAGATGCAAACACCATTTTCAAATGCCTTACGATCCAGAATATGTCAAAACTCAAATGGCATCCGACTTCGATCCACACCTACTGATTTGTGAAATGGCAAAGCTGCTAACAAGCAAGCAAGTGCTAGACCACAAAGCCGGTATAGAAGACTACGGAAACATTCGACACTTTGGTAAAAGTACCAACTACAGCTGCCAATACGGAGCTGGTGGAGAAACAGTAGCAAGAGCCGCTGGAGTAGCTAAAGAAATGGGCTTTACCTTACGCGACACTTACTGGGAACTTAACTGGTCAATCTTAGAGATTGCTAAGAACACTGTTGTTAAAACTATTGACGGTCAACTGTGGCAAGAGAATCCCGTCAATGGGTTCTGGTATTCACTGCGCGCTCAGAAAGATAGATTCAGTACATTGTGTCAAGGCACTGGTGCCTACATCTTCGATATGTGGCTTTGGAAAGTCTTCGATATTTGTGAGGAGAGATTTGGTAGATCACCAAACCTGTTAGGTCAGTTCCACGATGAAATGATATTGATGGTAAAGGATTCAGAAAAGTCTAAGAAGGGTTGGACGAAAATAATGAAGCAAGCTATGGAACGCCTTAACGATGAGTTGGGCATGAATAGAGAAATGGATTCAGACGTACAGTTCGGTAAGAACTATTCGCTAATCCACTAATTAAATAAAGAGGAAAATCTACATGGATATTAAGAAAGGCAAGAACTTCACCGATGAGAAACCTGTACTGGTACTTAAAGATGTATTTGTATATTACTTGCAACACGCAAAAGGTGGCGTACCGAAATACAAGAAGAAAGGTGTTGATGCCACAGAGCGTGAGTACCCCATACAAATTCTGGTATCTCGTAAGATTGCTAAGGCTATTAAGAAGTTTCACGCCAAGCTATCAATAACTCAATACGATGCCGAAGAGTTTGAAACAAACTTCAAAGTTGCTCCACCGTTTACTGACGATGGTGATAACTATGTTGTTATTCGAGCTTCTGCTAATGCTGGCTACTTAGATAAAGTAACCAAAGAAGTTAAAGATTTATCTGCGCCCAGAGTCGTATCGAAGATTCGTGAAGACTTATCAGAAGTTAAAGTTGGTAATGGTAGCCAAGCCACTGTTGGTTTAAATATCACTGAGTTTAATCACCCAGAACACGGTAAAGGTACTTCCATCAATCTAGGTATGATTGTTATATCAGACCTTATTGCTTATGAAGGTGGCGGTGGTGGTTCGATTGACGACGACGACGACTTCGATTTTGAAGCCGATGAAGTTGACGACCTGATTGCGGACGACGAGCCAAAAGCTGAAGCTGAAGAAGAAGCTGAAGAAGAAGAAGACGACTTACTGTAGAGGTATCTATGTCAAAGACAAGTAAACCAACTGTAGGATTAGTTGACGGTGATTTGCTTGTCTTTAGTGTTTGTGCAGCGGCAGAGTATGGGAAGGACGAGGATGAAATTAATACAGCCTTGTTCCGATCCATTACTAAGTCCATAGACGCAAAGCTAAAGACAATAATTAACCGACTCGACCTAAGAGAGTTAAGAGTATTTCTTTCGCACGATACAAACTTCAGACATGCACTAATGCCTGAATACAAAGAAAACCGTAAGGGTGTTTGGCGACCAGAATTTTTGAAAGATGCAAAAGGCCATGTAACTGATTGGTGGGATGCAGAGATTCAAATAGGTCTGGAAGCCGATGACCTTATGGCATACGAGCAAGTTGTTGCCGAGCCTAACTCAACCATCATCATCACAATAGATAAAGACCTATTACAAGTGTCAGGCCACCATTACCGATGGGAGACCGTACACACTGGGGAGAAGCTTATTTATGTCGATGGGTTTGGTGAATTACGTTTAGAAATTAAAGTAGATACCAAAGGCAAAGAAAAGAAAGAAGTAAAAGGCAATGGTAAGAAGTTCTTCTTATGGCAATGCTTAACAGGTGATAGCACAGATGGAATTATGGGTTGTGGTAAACACGTTACTCAGAAATATAAATCTGGAAAGAAAGTAGGCCAAGAATATAAGAAGCGTCTTGGTATCGGTGCTATAGCAGCATTTGAACTGCTGGATAAAACCACTTCCTATGAAGAAGGTTTAGTTATCATCCAAGAGCAATACGAAAAACAGTTTGGAAAAGAGTGGGTAAGCCACTTAGAGAAGCAAGCCGGTTGTCTTTGGATGGTTGATGAAGTCATCGAAGGCAATGACGCGGACTACCCTGTCATGTGGAGTAACACTTCCACTCGTAGAGCATACCACCCACAAACAAATACGATACGAGAGTTGAGGGCGTGATGTGTACGGTTATTGTGAAACAGAAGAAGCTTTCCACGGCTGGCTTAGGTCAGAGTTAAGGAGAGTATGGGTAAAGCATCCTGCAAAGCTAGAGGTAATAAAGAAGCTACGTTATAAAAAGCTGAAAGGTAAACGACAAGTCTTCCATATTGACTGTAGTGATTGCAAAAACCCATTCCCGTTAAAAGAAATAGAAATAAACCATTCAATAGCTGTTGGCGCATTTACCCGAGATAACTTTGGTGAATTCGTTCAACGGCTTTTGTATGTGCGTGAAGATGAGTTAGATGCGGTATGTAAGCCATGCCACTCAATAACAACTTACTCAGAACGCTATGGAGTGTCCAAACAAGAATCTGCTGTACAAAAGAAAGCAATTGTTTTCTCAAAACGTAAAGCAGATAAACAGAAAAGTTTCTTAGAGAAGGTGGGCATAGAGCCAGCCAAGTCTGCATTAGATAGGCGAGAGCAATATGCTACATACGCAAGGAGAAAATTATGCCAGTAAAATTATTAGTTGATGGCACCAAATACACAAAAGCTACCTACTACGATGGTGGCGATCTTAAAGGAGAGTGGCTTGTATACATCAAGTTGGATGGGGTTCGGGCATTACGGTTGGCTAGTGGTGATGTTGTTAGTCGCAATAGCAAGCCATTACATAACTTAGGGAATTTAGAATTTAATGATGCAGAAATATTTAGTGTTAATTGGAATGAGTCTGTGTCTCTGGTGCGCTCTGAGTCTCCAAGACACATTACACAAGACATGGTGTACAACCTCGACCCACCCGACCCGCGTTTATTCTTGGGAACAAAAGAAGACCCGAAAGAAAGTTGGCTCACGAAACTCATGGCGCAAAAGCTTAGGCAAGGACATGAAGGGATCATCATCAGGAAGGGTGCGCGGTGGCTCAAGGTAGTCCCAGAACTGAGTGCCGATGTACGAATCACTGGCTACAAGGAAGGGACAAATAAGAACGTAGGAAAGCTAGGAAGCTTCCTTACTAACTATGGATCAGTTGGTAGTGGGCTTACTGACGATTTGCGTATGGAGTTTTGGCTCAAGCGCGATGACATGATTGGTCAAGTAATAGAAGTTGGGTACAGAGAAATGACAACTGCCAACAAAATGAGATTCCCGAAATTCAGAAGAGTTCGCTGGGATAAAGATGAAGAGTCTATTTAGGCTTTGTAGGATGGCACTTGATATTAGTAATACCTGATACACAGGTTAAGCCAGGAGTTCCCCTCGACCACATCGAAGCTGCTGGAAACCTAATAATAAAAGAACAACCTGAAACAATTGTAATTATAGGAGACTGGTGGGACTTCCCATCGCTTTCTTTCTACGACAAAGGTAAGGCTTCAATCGAAGGCAAAAGACTGCGGAGTGATCTTGACTCTGGGTTTGATGCATTAGATTTATTACTAAGTCCTCTGCGTGAGTTGCAGAAGAGACAGAGACAAAATAGGAAAAAGCCATACAACCCAAGGATAGTTTTCACCGAAGGCAATCACGAATTCAGACTTTACCGGTACATGGAGGACAACCCTAACATGGTCGGTATGTTTGATCTGCGTGGACAAGTGAAGGCAATGGGGATTGAGTACTACGATTTTTTAGAAATTGTGGATATACAGGGAATACTGTTTAGCCACTTCTTTGCCAACCCAATGTCAGGTAGACCTTGGGGTGGTGCTATGGCTAACAAACTCACCAAAATAGGAAGGAGCTTTATACAAGGTCATGCACAGATACTTGAATACGGTGAGCGTTACCTATCCAGTGGTGAACATCAATTTGGTGTTGTCATGGGTGCGTTTTATATGCACGACGAACGGTACAAAGGCCCACAAGGTAATCATCACTTTAGGGGTTTATTGAAGGTGTATGAAGTTGACGGCAGACATGACGTTGAGTTCGTTTCAGTAGCTAGATTACTTAAGGAAAATAAATAGATGCAAACAGTATTTACTAATCTAAATGGCCTATCAATGCATGGCGGCGCTTTTTATAAACATAAAGAGAACTACAAGGTAGTTGAAGAGCCAGTGGATTATCAAAGTAATCTTATATCTGCGGCTGAAGTAGAAGCAGTAGAGTTAGAAGAAATTAAACAAACAGCGAAAGACTTCAGATAAGAATAATTAAAAGGAGTATCCAACATTATTAAGGTAGATATATGAGCAATATTAAATACGGGCCGACACTCCCTATAAGTGAAGAAATACACGCCATGAAATATCGTGGCAAAGGAGAATCTTTTGAAGAGTCTCAGATCAGATTTGCAAATGCACTGAAAGATGACCAAGACCACTTTAAAGCATTAAAGCAAATTGTTTTAGAACAACGCTTTATGGGTGGTGGTAGGACTCAAGCAGCTGTTGGCGCTCCACGTAAAGTCACTGCGTTTAATTGTTTTGTTAGTGGCACGATAGAAGATTCGTTCGACTCCATTATGGATAAGTATTCTGAAGCTGGGAAGACTATGCGACTTGGTGGCGGTATTGGTTATGACTTCAGTACCCTTCGACCTAAAGGTGACTTGATCGCAAAACTGGAGTCACGTTCAACAGGCCCCGTTGCCTTTATGGATATTGGTGATTCTATTTGCGGAACAATCTCAGCAGCAGGCCACCGGAGAGGCGCACAAATGTCTGTCCTTCGTGTTGACCACCCAGACATTGAAGAATTTATCACAGCAAAGCATAACGAAACTAAGCTTACCCGCTTCAATACTTCTATTGGTGTTACTGATAAATTTATGGAAGCTGTTCGTGATGGCGGTGACTTTCCACTAATGTTTGATGGCCGTGTCTATGAATGGGTTGACGCTCGTTCACTGTTTGAAAAAGTAATGCGATCCACATGGGAGTGGGCCGAACCTGGAGTATTGTTCCTCGATACAATTAATCGTATGAACAACCTCTACTACTGTGAACAGATTGCTGCAACTAACCCTTGTGGAGAACAACCACTTCCTCCCTATGGAGCTTGCTTATTAGGCTCGTTTAACCTGATGAAGTATGTAGACCATAATCGTAAATTTGATTTAATGGCTTTTGCTAGGGATATTCCTGTAGTTGTTAGAGCTATGGATAACATTATCGACCGCACTATATACCCACTGGTTGCTCAGGAAGAAGAAGCTAAAAATAAACGCCGTATGGGTTTAGGTATGACAGCCGTAGCAAATGCCGGTGAGTCTATTGGTTACAGTTATGGTAGCCCCTTATTTAACGAGTGGTTCACTGATGTAGCAATACTGTTTCGTAATGAACTTTACCGAGCCAGTATTGAGTTAGCGAAAGAGAAAGGGGCTTTTCCTTTATTTGATAAAGAGAAGTTCCTTGCCAGTAAGTTTGTAAATACTTTACCGCAAGATATTCAGGATGATCTTGCAGAGTATGGTATCCGCAACAGCCACTTAATTTCCTATGCACCTACCGGAACAATCAGCCTATGTGCAGATAATGTTTCAGGGGGTATTGAGCCAGTATTTTCTCACCACTATGACCGGACTATTCAAACCTTTGACGGGCCTATTGTAGAAAAGGTAGAAGATTGTGCTTACCGCCTTTATGGCGTGATGGGGAAGAAGGCAACTGAATGCACCGCTGATGAACATTTATCAGTACTGGGTATTGCTTCACAGTTCTGTGACTCAGCAGTTTCTAAAACTATTAACTGCGATCCCGAAATGGATTGGGATGACTTCAAAGGTATTTATATGAAGGCATGGGAAATGGGCTGTAAAGGAGTAACGACATTCAATCCAAAAGGAAAGCGCTTTGGAATTCTAAACGAAGTAGAAGCGCCAAAAGAACCTGCGGAAGCATGTTACATAAATCAAGAGACAGGGCAAAAAGAATGCAGTTAGCACAAAGTAATTATGCCAATATTGGATATGACTACGGAGATATTGAAGTAATAAAATTACCTCACTACCCTTTTGAATTACCTTACCAACAAACAGAAGAGTCAGCTGGTGTTGATTTGTACTCAACAGAAGATGTTGGATTAATGCCAGGTTGTGATGTGAAAATCCCAACAGGTTTAAAAATCCACATTGGCTCTAACACACACCACAAAAACCACACTTCACCTTTTGGGTTGTTTGGGATGATTGTTCCACGATCCAGCTTAGGATTTAAGCATTACCTTCGCTTGGCAAACACTGCCGGAATTATTGATGCAGATTACCAAGGTGAAATATTTATCAAGCTTCGCAACGAAGGCCATGACTTCTTAGAAATCAAAGCCGGTGATGCGTTGTGTCAGATGATATTCATGCCTTACCTCAAGCAAGTTAAGTTTGTAGAGGTTGGTGGTTTTGCAGCTACCGATAGAGGTGAGGGTGGTATTGGGAGTACTGGCCGATGAAGGTATCGGATAACTTCTACAGCAGTGAGTTTGACTGCAAGTGTAAAGACCTAGTTTGTACTAGTAAGAATAGAGAAGTACCTACTGCCCTACTGTTGGTTTTGGAAGATGTTCGTGTCCACTTTAACGCCGTTGTAGAGATAACTTCAGGATTCCGTTGTAAGTGGCATAACGAGTTTGTCGGAGGTTCGCCTATGTCAAAACATAAATTACATATCGCAGCAGACATCCAAGTTGATGGTGTGGATGCACATAAAGTCTTTCGTTACTTAGAGGCAAGAAACTACGCCAACTTATTAGGTTTGGGAGAGTATGAAAGCTTTACCCATGTCGATGTGAGAGGTGAAAAAGCACGTTGGTAAAATAGAGGTGTTACTTGAAGAATTTTAATTCAATTCTTGATGCCCTTATTCCTTTGGTTCCAGTCTATAAAAAAGAAGATGTTGATGGTTACTTTGACTGTGTGATACGACTGCATAATAAACTGTGCAGTAAGCCTGAACATGGGCAACATAGATTCAAGCGATCATCACTTGCAAACATGTATCGGAAGAACCCAGCACTTGCCCTAAAGTTTATTATGGTTTTAGAGAGTGCTGGCTACTTTGAAAGCTTTACGATAAGAGTTAAGAAGAAAACGATAGCGTACTGTATCCCTACAAATAAACTATACGAACTTTATAACTCCGCAGAGCCGCCCGATAAGTTTGCTGTCTTCCCTGTTGATGGCGTGATATACGATGAAGTAAGGCGAGGTAAAGAACAGGACACCAACTCATTTGCAATGTCCTCATTAGCCCAACCCTACTTCACCATTAACAAATTTATCTACGATATACTTGAAGAGTTCCCACCCTGTACTCCGAAAGACCCGCAGTACTTAGCCCACAGTAGAGCTAAGCAGTATGCCAGCCAGTACTTAGGCCGAGAGTTCAGATTTCCTTGGTTTAGGGATAGTCGTGGCCGTGGCTATATTAAATCCACTATGGGCTTCTCGCCACAAGGAAGCGACACAGAGAAAGCTTTAGTGATACCTGCCCGTACTGAGGTAGTAACTGGAGCTGGCTTGCTGGCGCTCATTGAGGCTGCTCTAGGGTATGCAGAAGTAGAACTCACCAAAGATCACATCGTAGAGATAGCAAAAGACCCAAAGAAATACAGGGACGAATGGAAAGATTTTGATAAGCCGTTCTCATTCATGGCAATGGCCGACTTACTTAGACAAGCTGTAGAGTTCCCTGAAAAACCGATAGCCGCATACATCCCTAAAGATGGTCGCTGCTCCGGCCTTCAACACTGGACAGCACTGAGTAAAACAAATGCCATATCAGCGCGACTAGGGATGGAGCCTGAAGAAGCACCCGATGGTTTGGATATGTATGAGTATGTTGCCAAACACTGGGAGACGAACTTACCGGAGGACATGAAGTACCTAGCAACAAGAAAAAGCTGCAAGGTGTCTGTGATGACGTTTCCGTACAGTGCCACCAGAACGACCAGCATGGACGCTGTGAGGGATTTATTCATGGCCCCTACCCAATGGGTAGATGGAGGCTGGAAAACCACTGGTGAAGGACTGACGTACTCTGAGTGTGCCAAGTTAGGCAGTTTACTGTTTGATTGCGTCAATGAGGTTTTATCCCCATTCGTAGCAGGTAGAAATTGGCTGGTTGATTCCGTCACTACCATTATGAACACAACGGGTGAAAGCGAAGTTGAATGGACGACTCCTGATGGCTTTAAAGCTATGCAGGATGCTTACAAGTACAAGCGGAAAAGGGTGAGTGCTGTCTACCAAGGAAGACGGTACAGGGCCACTACCTTAGTCCCCCAGCTGGGGATAAATGGTCAGAAGATACCTGACTTAGTATCAGCAAGAAACAAAATAGCTCCCAATGTAATCCACTCCCTTGATGCAACACACCTAAGAATGTGTGCAACGGCATTACGCCTATTGGATATTGATGGCATATGGATACATGACTCATTTGCAGTCCATGTAAATCACAGCGAACTGCTTTACAAAATAATCGTAGAGCAGTTTATAGCTTTGTACAAAGACGACTACTTGCTGACACTAAAGGCGGAGTGGGAGTCGCTGTACTCAGTGCAGTTAGAAGAGCCTCCTATCGAGGGTTCGTGGGATGTTGAGACGCTGAAAAACTGTCCAAGATTCTTTGAATAAAGCCAAGTGGCCCCCTTTAGGGAAAAGTACGAGAAACCCCCGACCTAAGAGAGACTATTCCAAGTACCTTTAAAGTACCTGTAAAGTTTCCTTGGGTTGGTGTCTACCTCTACAACTTAAGAAGATAAAATATAAGGAACCCCATTGAGTAACAATACTAATAATAATAGCCCTACTGTAGAATACATACTCCATGTTTGGTACTCTGGTAGTGCAGATCAACCTCAAGATGAAGTAAAAGAATATACCAGTAGCAAAGAGGCACTTATTGAGTACAATAAGAAGATCGACAAAGGGTACTCTGTCGAACTGGTGCAAGAAGTGGAGAACGACATGAAATGTCAAAGCTGTGGGAGTTACCTCAAAGATGAGGAATACCTATTCTCACCCAATAATGAATGCCCGTATTGTCAGTCCAGTTTGATTGGAAAAGACAGTACACATACTACAGACAATGATGAAGAGTATGAACCCATCGAAGTAGAACCTGGTGATGAACTCTTATAGGAAATAAATGGACAGAGATACTGAGAATTATCTCGTCCAACTCCTACTACAAAACTACGGCGACTTACTTAAGGTAAGCAGAAGCCGTGGTATATCAAACACCCTTCCCCAAATACGGAAGCTGATTTCTGGCTCCCAATACATTCAAGATGAATATCAAGAATCCCTTGCCTTTGAAATAGATGGCATGGGCCTGTCTGAAAATGCCTTACTAAAGTCCCTAGTTAAAGCGCAAGCTAAAGCTCTTAAGACTGGAGATTATAGGAACAACACCGCCTTCGCTGATGAGATAAAGAAAACTATTCAGAAAGGTGAGTCAGACCGGACAGAAGGAGAAGCAGTAGTAGAGAAGGGCGAGGAAGCATGTGATGACTTAGTTCAACAAGTTATCAAGAACCCACTCGACGTAGACATAAATAAATTATCCCCAGCAGTCTTTGAAGAAGCTAGGATAATATTGAGCAGTAACTTTAAAGTGTTTTGTCTCTGGGCTTTCCAGATACAGATGGGCTTTAGATTCCAAATGCAAGACTTCCATGAAATTATGTTTGATGTATGTCAACGCATGATTGATGGAGAAGAAGGTTATGATCGAGTTATCGTAACCATCCCACCACGACATTCCAAAACTCAAATCCTCAGTATATTTTTACCCTTGTATTCTTTTTGCCAGAACCCCAGCAGCCATAACATTATTACTTCTTATGCTGATGACGTTGTGCAAGAGAGTAGTGGTTACATTAGAACAGTCATGCTTGACGAGTTATTCATGCGAGTCTTCTCTAATGTAAGAATTGATCCAGCTAAACGATCACTGGAAAAATGGGGTACTACCAAGCAAGGTGTTATGCATGCTGTCCCAACAGGCGGCAAGATGACAGGCAAAGGCGCAGGCACACTGCACTCAACGTACTCAGGTTGTTTCGTCGTTGATGATGCAATAAAACCTAAAGATGCTTATAGCGCCACTGTCCGGTCAGAGATTAATGATCGCTATGATAATACTTTTATGAGCCGGTTGGCTAATGATGGTTCTGTCCAAGATGAAGATGGCAATGAGATACCATGTGGTCGAACACCAATGGCAATCATCATGCAGCGTGTTCACGACGATGACTTAGTTGGGCATATACTTCGTGGCGGATCAACAGACAAATACTTATGGCTAAACATCCCAGCTCTGATCGAGAAGGATGATGTAGGCACACAGGAATGGTATGACGCACAAATAGTTAGGCACAACTACTCACATGCAATTCCAATACTGTTTACTTTAGACAGACCGGAGTTCCCTTGTGCGTTATGGCCTAGCCGAAAAAGTTTAACAAGCCTCCTAGCAATGGAGAAAGCAACACCCTATACATTTAACTCTCAGTATATGGGCGACCCTATTGCCAAAGGTTCAGGCTTAGTGGCTGATGAATGGTGGGAAGAGTATGAGCAACTGGACAAGAGTTCGATTGTCAGCACTTTCTTAACTTGTGATACAGCCTCAACAATACAAACATACAGTGATTTCTCAGTAGCTATCTATTGGGGAGTTGATAATCAATCAAGATTGATAATGATAGATGCCCTGATAGGTAAGTGGGAGACACCAGAACTTAAAGAAGAATTAATAAACTTCTGGAAGAAACATAACCTGCTTGATAGAAACTTTCCACGACTGCTTCCAAAAGCATTGTACATGGAAGATAAAAGCAGTGGGCATTATTTGAATCAACAATTTATGCGGGATGGAAATATCAGACTCCTTCCCGTACCCAGAGATAGAAGTGGCGCGGATAAAACTTCACGGTTTATGAACACCTTACCTTACTTTGCTCAAGGAAGAATATTATTCCCAGCAGAGCATGTACACAAGGCCCACATCATGCGGGAGATATTAGGTGCTACAGGACTGGGTAGCGGTACAGGTAATGATGACGTTACAGATAACGTATCGGATGCTTGCATTATTGCTTTTGAAAAGAAAAGTGCTAATTACGAATCTTGGGTTTAGGAGAATAAGAATAATGGCTTTACGAACAAGACTTGATGGACGATCAGAAAAGAACAGTACGCTACTTATAATTGGCAAAGACGGATCAACCTTAGCGACAATTACAGCTTGCTCTAATAAAGTAGAGTTGGCCATTGAGACAGCAGATGGAATCTTTGTTGATAAAGATAATAAAAATATGGGATTAAGCAATGGATGAAGTTGCCGAAGTAGATTCCTTAAAGGCAGCTGACGGTTTAGAAAATGTGATGACAGGGCTTGGCACAAGTGCCGACTCTAACTCACACAACCATTGGACTCCTAGCGGGAACAACTCCGACTACTCACAACTTATAACACGCTACCGAGAAGATTGGGTATCTCAAAAGGTTTGTAACATCATACCTCAAGATACCACTAGGAAGTGGCGAACTATAGATAGTGACGACGGAACACTTGCCGACAAGCAGTTTAAAATTGCTGAATTATTTAGGGAGGCTTACAAGTGGGCCAGGGTTTATGGAACTTCTTTTCTCGTTTTAGATTTAGCAGACGGAGCAGAATTAACTGAACCCTTAGATATTAATAACTTAAAGAAAGGCTGTATTAATTCTCTACGAGTTATAGAGCGTGTCAGGATGGTGGCGACAGGGATCATGGAAGTTAATCCCATGAGTCCTCATTATGGTTTGCCGGTGTACTACTCATTCTTGGGTAGTCCATCACGAATACACCACACAAGGGTTATAAGGTTTGAAGGAACAGACTTACCCGTATGGGAAAAGCAAAGGAACCAATGGTACAGCGATTCAACGCTGATCCCGTTAATGTCCACCATAGATAACTTCCATGTAGCAGCAGCAGCAGCCTCTCAGCTTTGTAAAGAAGCAACGATAGATGTTGTAACTGTGGATGGCCTACAAGCATTGTTGACAAACCCCGAAGGGGAGAAAGCAATAATGAAACGCTTCAGAGTTATGAAGCAAATGAAAAGCGTATACAACGTATTGCTGTTAGATGATACAGAAGAGTATGACACAAAGAGTATTGCCTTATCGGGCGTAAAAGATTTGATATGGGAATACTTGAAAATTATTGCAGCAGCCGTAGGCATCCCTGCAACACGTTTTCTAAGTGCATCACCAGATGGTATGAACGCAACTGGTGAATCAGACTTAGTAAACTATATCGAATTTCTTACAGGGCTACAGACCTCAGTATTCGATCCACGACTTGAAATTATTGATGCAATACTTCAGAAGCACTTCGGCATTAAAGAGTGGGACTATGAGTGGAATTGTATTTTCCCAGAGTCTTCAGCACAGAAAGCCGAGCGCGAACTAAACATCGTACAACAACTTAAAGATTTAGTAGAAGCAGGAATAATTACAAGAGAGGTAGCATTAGAGGCATTGAAAAATACCAAAATGTTTGGGGCTTTAGATTTAGGCTCCTCACCAACAACTGAACAGTTTGTGGCCCAACAAGGTAAAACTAATAACCAACAGGAGTCGAAGTAGTGTTATTAACTTTTAATGACAGACTTTCACTGCCTTCACAACGAAAATTTTTAGACTCAGGATTAATGGTAGCTCCATGCACAATAGCCCGAACAGGGATTATGTATTACAAAGCTTCCGAGTGCGGTGACTTATTCGCCAGCCGCGATCCTGATTCAATTGTGAAAGTAATGACGAGGGATGAAGAGTTGTTTGCGAAAGACAGCATAGATTCATATTTCTCAGCGCCAATAACCATAGGTCATCCTGAAGAAGATGTAACCGTGGCTAATGGCAAAGAACTTAAGAAGGGACACCTTAATGGCGTACCCTTTGCAGATGGTCAACAACTAAGTGGGACACTGGTAATAGACTCACCAGACGCTTTAGCTCTTGTTGGCAGCGGCTCATCCGAATTGTCTTCTGGACATACGTGTGGACTTAAACTGGCAGACTCCAATGTTGATTGGGATGCTGAAAAAACAAATATAAGGGTCAACCATATCGCCATAGTAAGTAAAGGCCGAGCTGGTAGTGCCCGCATTGCAGACGAAGAGTTACCAATGGAATTAAAAGAAGTACAAGCAAAACTGTCTGACGCTAATTTAGTGTTGGAAGATAATAAAAATAAAATTCAGAAGCTTGAAGACGAAAAGGCAGAGCTGACTTTAAAAGTTAAAGAAGCCGAAGCAAAGATCGTAGACGAAGATGCAATCGAGAAGTTAATCGAAGGCCGTGTTCAGTTTGTTGCACAAGTTGCAAAGCTAACCGACCTAGATGTTACCGGCCTTAAAATTGATGACGCTAAAAAAGCAGTTGTTGAGAAGGTTATTGAGGTTGACCTAAGTGATGCATCGCCAGAGTATGTTGCTGTTCGTTTTGACATATTGTTGGAAGATAGCTTGAAAGCTAAACCTGAATCAAAAATGACTGCTGAGTTAGAAAAGCAAGCGCAGATGAAGGATGAGCAAGAAGTTTCTCCAGCCGTGACTGCCCGAGACAAAATGATCGAACGCAATAGCAAATAAGGAAAATAAGAAATGCCCGTACAAAATTATACTATTAACACCCGTGATGCAGTTGTAGGCCAAACCTACGGACTCATCCACACCATGACTATCCACTCTGCTGTTGTAGAGGGTGCTGGTGTAGCCGCTGGCTTAGCCGTTCAACGTGGCTCAGTAGATCGCTCTGTAGCTGTAGGCGGTGGCGCTGTTGCCAACCTGTTCGCAGTTTGTGTATTACAGCAAGCTAAAGAAGCGTCACTACGTCCTTCCGATGGCACTGTTGATTATGTTGCCGGTGATGAAGTAGCCATTCTACGTGAAGGCTTTATCAATGTTATTGCTATTGCAGCCGTAACTGCTGGTGATCCAGTTTATGTAAACGACACCACTGGTGCTTTCTATCAAGCCGCTGCTGCTGGTCGTACCTTAGCAACTAACATGAGTTATGAAACTTCTGTTGGTGCTGGTGAAATTGCTGTTGTTAAAATCAACTTAGCGTAATAAGGAATTATAATAATAATGAAAGTTAAAATGAAAGACGGTACTGTAGTTACCTTGATTGATGCCGTAGCTCGCTTAGTTGACGAGAATAAAATGACTGACAATGATGGTGCATTCTTCCAGCGCCAACTAGAAGCTATCGAAACACAAACTTACGATGTTCTCTATCCTGATTTGGAAGCCCGTGAATGTTTCGCTACTAACACCTTTGGTGGTGCTGGCGCTCAAACTCTAACTTACCGCAGCTATGATCGTGTTGGTAAAGCACAAGTAATTAATGCCCGCGCTATCGACTTACCTAAGTCTGACATCATGGGTAAAGAATTCTCACTGTCTGTTAAATCCGTAGGTGTTGCTTACGATTTTGATGTAGATGAGATTGCTGCTGCTAACATGGCTGGTCTTCCTCTGGAAGCTCGTCGTGCTATGGCTTCTCGTCGTGGCTATGAAGAATTTATGAACGATGCCGTTTGGTACGGTAATGCTGAAGCTGGCTTCACTGGCTTCTTCGAGCAGCCTAGTACTACTAAAGCAACTGTTGCTGTCGGTACTTCTACTAACACTGAATGGTCTACTAAAACTCCAGAAGAAATTATTGGTGATTTGGTTAATGCCGTTGGCGCAATGTTCTCTTCTACCAAGAAGATTCACCGCCCTGAAGAGTTGTGGTTGCCAGTAGCATTGTGGAACTACATTCGTTCTACTCCACGTTCTATCAATAGCGACACCACTATCCTCGCTTACTTCTTACAGAACAACGAGTTCATCACTGACAGCTCAAAAGTTAAAGCTTTGAATGCTATTGAAGGCCAAGGTAATGGCGGCAGTGAATGTTTCGTAGTTATTGCTAAGACTACCCCAGAAGGTACTGAGACTGTTCGTATTCGTGAGCCTCTGCCTTTGCAGTACTTCCCAGTACAACAACATGGTTTGGTTTATGAAGTCCCAGGCCGTGGCCGTATGGGTGCTTTAGAAGTCACCTACCCAGCTGCTATTGCAGTGTGGTCTGGTATCTAAACGATACAGTAATACTTGCCCTGAGAAATCGGGGCAAGATTTTTAACAAGGAGTAACAACAATGCAAGTACAAAACAATCAGCTATGCAACGTGCAGTTCATGGCCCGCACAAATCCTGGCGAAATGGTTTCCTTTAAAGATGACAATGGAAATAAAATTACCCGAGAAGCACAAGCACGAATTGAATTAATTAGTATCCCACCTATGTCTACTGTAGAAATTGAAGACAAACTCTGGTTGGCCGCTACTAATTCTAAAACACGTATCAAACTCTTTGATGAAGAGGAAGAGGATATTATTGGCGCTAAGATTGGCGACAAGCAACTTACCCGAATAGTGCGTATGCCTACTGGTAAGACAAAAGAAATCTCATTGATTGAAGTAGCTATTGAAGCACGACAGCTCACAATCATTAAACCTGTATTAACTAAAGCCGAAGCAGAGCTTGAGTTTATGGTTGAGTTTCTGCGCGAGAAAGGAATATTAATTCCCAAAGCCACTCCCCTAAAAGAAATCAAAGAGCTTTACAAAGAAAACGAAGATAAATAATTAACTAGATTGGGAGGCTTAGATGCTGACATTCCAAAGTTGGGCTTTACGTTTCCCAAACTTTTTTGAAGTAAACCCAGAATTATTCGACCTACTCCTTGAAGATGCCACTATAGAAATGGGATTGGTAGAGGATAGGTGGGTTGGTATGTATAACAAAGCGATGGCGAATTTAGTTTCCCATTACTATGTGATAAACCAACAACAAGCTTTAGGCGACAGTAATGCGATGGCTCCTTTACGAAGGACTGAAGTAGAAGATGTAGTAGTCGAGCTGGCTATGCCTAAAGAAACAGGAAGTACAGCAATGTTGTACGAGAACTTTGCATCAACAAGTTACGGCCAAGAGTATGCCCGCCTACGAAGGATTGCCTTTGCAGGGCCAAGGGTGGCTGTACCATGATTAATGTTAGTAGGGCTATTAACTCACGCACCGCTGTACCTGTAAAAGTTTATGTAAAAGCTGAAGGCACTTATGACGAAGATAACTTTTGGGTTGAGGGTAGGTTCAACAACCCTGTAACATTATTGGCAACTCCGGTTCCGGTAGGTGATAGGGACGATGGATTATTTGGCGAGCAACTTAAGCCATTAAAGTCCGGTGAACGTACTCCAGAACTTATGAAGTTTACTATGAAGTTTGCTATAGAAATCAATGATTATATAGTTCACCAAAACAAACAATTTAAAGTTACCCGAATCCAGAATTTAGACTCAGGTGGCTTCCGCGTGGCGATAGCCGCTAAAGAAAATGAGCGTGTCGATTTAGGGTAACTAATGAATAATAATAATAATAAGAGGGTGGTTTATGAGTAACGCACTCGCAAATACGATTCACCAAATGTATGACCAAGGCAGCGCTACGTATGGGGGCATTGATGTGCCAGATACTCCCTCTTCCAATGTATACCCACTAAGTATCGCCTTGACAACTCCTGGTCGTATAGGTTTTTACGTCGATTATTCAGAACTGTCGGCAGCAGGAACGCACACGTTTTACATTTGCCGTACTCACGGAACGGCTGGCGCAGTTGGTGTTACTTACACAACCAGTGGTGATGCACATACAGTAGTTACAGGCACATTAAGCTGGGCTAATGGCGATGCAAGTATCAAAGCTATCAGTGTTCCAGTATCAGCAGGGAATTTAACCACTCACAATGGCTTAGGTGACCACAGAGTATTGATGACGCTTTCTAGCGCTACCGGATCAGCAGTACTACATCACGCGGCGAAAACTTTTGCCTACGGTGTTATCTCATCAACATCAATGGTCGCATCAAATGCTAATGCAGTGTTTTTCGATGCCGATGCAGGCTCTAACGGTTCGGGAACTCTTGCGAGTCCTTACGATAATATCTATGACGCCATCAGCAATGTTGGCTCAAAGAGATACATATACGGAAAGGGAACGACTATCCCAGACGGGACTAACACAGCCAACCCTAACGGCGGCGGAGGTACGGCCAATTGCATTACAGCTAAAATCAGTCGTTCAGGAGAAAGCACCAGGCTTTACATCCAAGCGTGGCCAGGTAGTTCGTTTATTGTCGATGGAACAGGTGTTACCACAATGGGGTTTTATGCCGATGGAGGCATGAATAACATCACCTATCGAGGTATAGATTTCACAGACCTAGACAGTTCCTCAGCGGCTTTTTGCGAGAACGGAGGCATACAAAGTTGGAAAAATGCCAGCGAGTCTATTAATGCAGAATATTGCACAGCAGATTCAATTGATGGATCAACAAACTCAGCAGGTATTTTAAATTGCCAATATGTTGATTCGTTTAAATTAT